CGAAAAGTAAGCGTGATAAAGGAATTAGGTTGGTTTTCGCGCGTTGTGGCTTCGTGCCAACAGCGGACCGCCCATTGGCGCGAGCGGTCAAGGCGGCACCCTTCACAGGAGCCGCAATGGACTTTGATTTTTTCGTATTCATGTCCGCCGAGCGAGAACGCTTTTGCGCGGGTGAACTTGACGATACGCTTGCCGGTTTTCGGATTTCGGACGGTTTCCGGCGAGAGAAAGGCATCCGAAGGCTGAAAGCACGGCAAGTATTACAGACGGCGGCCGAGACGCTGAATGCCTTTGCGGTTTGCGGGGTGCTTGCGCTTTGCGGTTTTGGTGAAGAACTTGCGGTCCTTCTTTTGATTGGTGACTGCGTGACGGCGCATGGTTTCTCCTTATGCGGGTTGCGGTAGTACCGGAGGCGTCGGCCGTGCCGAGAACCGGGTTTGATGATTGATAAGAGCGCGGGTGCGGTTTCCTTGCTCGATGTCTGCTTTGGCTTTATTGACGGCGCCTTTCCAAGCGCCGGTGAAGCCTGTTTTGTCTGCGACTTTTTTGACGAGGTCTTTTGCCTGACCCAAACTGACTTTTGCGAAGCCTGGGACGCCGACATAGCCGGCGGCGGCTTTCGCGTTGGCGGAGTTTAGATCCTGTTTTGTGCGCTCGGTGTTGACCATTTCTTTTGTGAGTTGCATTTCGTACTTGGATTTGAGAGCGGCGGTTGTGCCTTCCAGTACGTTTTCTTGATGTGCCATTGAGCCGGAGCCGGATGCTCCGGCGGGGGACGAGTTTCCCCCTTTTGCGGCCAGGATGGGATTGATCCCTGCCTTGCGCATGTCTTCTACGGCGCGTTGATACTCGGTTGTAGCCATTTCCCGTTGGAATGCCATTTGGCGTTCCGCTTGGGAGTTTTCAAACGCCATTGCCTTATCGGCCTGTTTGGCGTTGGACTTATTTCCGAGGATTCCGCCGAGAAGTGAGGACCCGCCGCCGATGATGGCGGCCATTGTTACGGGGTCCATTTTAGCGGTCTTTCGATACCTTGCGGTAGCGGCCGGCGAAGTACGCCGTGACGACGCCGAGCGTCTGCATGAAGATTTCGCCCCAAGGGAACTTGCCGAAAGACGAGAAGTCGAAGTTTTCCATTTTATTCACCTTTTCTGTAGAGGTAGACACAACATTTTTCCGAGCAGAAGATATTTTTTCCGTGCTCGGGTTTGTACGGCAAGGTTATTTCCTTGCCGCACGTTTCACATTTTGGTCCCTGCGGTCGTACGTACCGGCGAAGTACGTATTTTCGCATTACAGCCGTTCGAGTCCGGGCGTCGAGAAGACCGGCATGGGCCGGACGACGCGCACCTTGAAGAACGAGTCGAAGATGAAATGCGGCTCGGTGTTGACCGCGATGACGCGTGCCATCGGCGGGGTTTCGGTGATGAACGTCGAGTTGAGTTCGGGCATTGATCCGAAGTCTTGAGCCAGATGCCACGCGGCCAGAGTCTGCGCGTGGTTGGGTCTGAATAACCCGGTGACTTTGGATTGAGTGCGGCGATACTCGCCCCACCGTTCCTGATAGCCGAATACTTCGGCGTTCGTTGTGGCGTTTTCGGTGGCGTAGATTTCCTGCTTGAGGATCGCTTGCTCGCCGAGATGTGCGAAGACGGGCATGTAGAAATCGTACCGATCCCGGCGCGAATACATGCGCGGGATGCCCTGCCAGTAAGTGAGCTCGGCGCGGGTTGAGACGATTCCGATGATGTACCCATGTTCGGAGAATGAGGCCGTGAAGCCGCCGCGCGGCTGGACCGTTCCGAATCCGGCCAGGTCGCCCATTGCGTTGGACGATGCGGTCGGGGAGGTCTGCGCGATCGGCGTAATGATGAGGTCGGCTTGTCCGCCTCCCAAGAATTGCGGCCTCTGAAGGATTGCCATTGACGGGTCGTTGACGCCGTATTGTCCCATGAGGACTTCGGGGTAACGAGTGCCGGAGCGGGCATCGATTTCGAGGAGCTGTTGCGTCGCGAATGCTTCGCGAACGGTGTTGAGCGGGATGCCGGTTGCGGCCGAGAGGTCGACGCGGATGTTCGGATACCCGGCGTTGTTCGGGTCTTCCTCCGCGTAGAACAGATTGTTAACGGCCGAGTCGCCGATTTCGACGGCGTCGGCGTATGTGACCGTTCCGGTCCCGTCGGTTTCGAGGGCGGTGCGATTTGTGAGGTCGAATGCTTCGGCGGGGCGTTTGCCGATGCCAGTAACAGGGGCCGTGGTTCCGAGAGGGAGCGTAATTCCGGCTCCCTTTTGCGGCTCATCGAGAGCCGTGGTGAAGTAGTCTCCGCGTTTGCAACGATTGCGGATGACGTAGTCGGAGATTGTGTCGGGACCGTCGTCGGTGTCGACGACGAGTGAGTCTTGCATGGTCTGATCGCGGTACCACTCATTGTAAATGAGGTTGTAGCACCGGGGGACGAGGTTGACGACTGAAATGTCGTCAATTTCGGTTGGGATTCCGAGGTAGTCGTACATGGAGTACGCGACGAAGCCGACGCCGGAACCGGCGTTGACGGTGACGATGGGGGTCTGGAAGTCGATGTTGTCGGCGGGGTCGATCCGCTCGCCCATCATTTTGACGAAGTTGTCCCAGACGAGCCGGATGGGGCAGAAGAAGAAGTGGATGTCCATCTTCATATTGTCCATGATCGGGTAGATCGGGGTTGCGAGACGCGCGAAAGTCTGCGCGTCGACGGACCATGTATCGCCGGGGATTACTTCCTCGGCGAAGACGGGGATGAGCTTTCCGGCGTCGAACGTCGTTTTGTGAGCATGCGAAAGATCGAATGCGGACCGCTGAACGCGGATTTGGGGGACCATTGCGACGTTGTGATTTGAGACGGGCGGAAGTTTCATTTTTTTGTCCTTTTTTTAGTTTGGTGTCAGTCGGGCTAATAATAACAAGGGTTTGATCGCCCGACCCCCACCCTTTGTCCCTCCCCGTTGACGGGGAGGGAGAATACTTGTTTTTGATTCTGCTACGTTTTAGTTCCTATTCGCTCGCGGACGTTCGTTCTTCGCTTCGCTCGTCCTCACTGCGCTCGCGAGCGGTACTAGAGAGCAGAGATAATTGCGCCTCTACGGGCGCGGTTATCCGCGAGGACGCGGGGGCATGCGCACGGAGTGCGCACGCCTTATTTCTTTGGTTCCTCCGTTTGTAGGGACTGCGGACGAGTGTCCGGTTCCTTCGGAGGTTTCGGCAATGCCGATTTGTCTTTGAGGCCGAGTTTCACGGCCTCGGTGTTGTTTTTTGGATCGTTAAGGAAAGAGAGCAGTTCCACAGGATCGTTTTGGAAACGATTGCGTATCTCACTCGGGAGCTGTGCGAACTGTGAACGTACGTTCGCGACGAGATTGAGAGAAGTTTCAAACTGCTCGGTGTTGGTGAAGTCGCCGAAGATAGGGCGGCGCGAAGGATCGCCAAGAACACCTGTTTTGGCGTAACGAATGAGAATGTTGCGGATTTGCGTGTCCTTTTTGGGAGCTTGCTTCGCACGGGAGGGTTCCTGGTTGATGATTTGGACGCGGGTATTGTGACCGCGACGGCCGGGGAGTGTTTCGAGAGTGGTAAGCTTTTGCATGAATGCTCCTTTTTGAAGAAGTTTAGATCAAGTGATGTTTTGTTGTCAACAAAAAACCCCGGAGGCCTTTTTGACCCCCGGGGTAACGGTTCTCGCCAACCGTTTAGTTTGTGACTGGGACCGGCTTTTTGCCGTCGAGAGCGGATGCGAGGTGTAGCGGTTTGACGGAGTCAAGTTCTCCGGATTCTTCATCGAATGTTCCGATGAAGTAGAGGTTGAAGTCTTCCGGATGTTCGGCCATGACGTTGCCGTCTTTGCGGCATGCGTCGGCGAAAGCGCGGATCGCTTCGCCATGAGTGCCGATGAAGTAAGGCCGATTGTATTTGTCTGCTTTGGAATCGCGGACTGCGTATGCGTTAAGTTTCACTTTCATATCCTCTCTTTAGTCGTGCGAGACGCCTTTGCAATATTTCTCGCCGCGCGGCGAGACGCTCAGGCGTGTTGTTTATGTCTGCTTTTGCTTTTTCCACTCGCTTCTTTTTTAGGGTAGCGAGAAGATCGGGATCACGTTTTTCGAGTTGATAGTCGTAGAACTTTGGCGGTAGACATTTGACGCCGGATTCCATCGTGACCGCATCCGCGGGATAGACGTCGGTGTGGAACTGATTGAACCACTCGGCGGCGATACCGGGATTGCGTGACATAGTAACATACTCGGGCTTTTTTTCTTGATAATAATCTTTTGCTCGCCATCCACCCATTTTTTTCATGATGTAACGGGCGACGTATGCGGCTGATTGATATGTGACGTCGCCTATTTCGTGGATGCCGTGCGGCCATAGTTCCTCGAGGATTTTTGAGGTGTAGACATAGCACCCGGCGGGTGTTTTTCTTTTGAGTTCCTTGTCGGGGAAGTCGAAGTTGAATAGACAGGCGTGATGATGCGGACGGCCGAACTTTTCGCCGTATTCTCCGCAATGGAAGTATTTGACGTCGCCTTTAGAGTTCCCGTAGAAACGCTTGCGTAGGCGTTTCATGAAGTCTTGGAAGTGGAATAAATGTAGAGATTCCGTCGGATCGACGAGCTTTTTTTCTTTTAGTTTTTGATACCGGCCACGGCCGGTTAGAGTCGCGATAGGACACGCATTGCGAAAAGTAAGCGTGATAAAGGAATTAGGTTGGTTTTCGCGCGTTGTGGCTTCGTGCCAACAGCGGACCGCCCATTGGCGCGAGCGGTCAAGGCGGCACCCTTCACAGGAGCCGCAATGGA